CTCGGCGTAAGTACTTAACCCATAATGCGCGCAAATATCCGCGAACGCTTGGTGCAGTTCGTGAAATCTGTCATAACTCAGCCGCATTGGCCGCTGGCCATATGCCACACGAGACTGAGCGCTACGCGCGGCGGCACCTTGAGGCCCGAGCGGAGCTTTACCTGGTCCGCATACACGGCCACCGTTTTGGCGCTGATCCCGAGTACCTTACCGCAAGCCGCGTAGGTCATGCCCTCGCCGCCGACGAGTTTGATTACTTGGCGTTGGCGAAGCGTGAACTCACTCATCGTCGTCATCCTCCAACTCCTCCAACAATAGCTGAAGTAACTGGTAGGCATCGTCTGGCTTGAAGATGCGAGTCCGCCACAACCGACGCTCCAACTCGCCCGCCATGTCCCACGCAACGATCTGAGGCGCACCGGCTCGAATGAGCCCGGCGTGGTAACTGCCGACGATATTGGCAATATCCAATGCACGCGCCTGCATTTGCTCGGTCCAATGAATGTCGCCCGGCTCCCTCATTATTGCGTCATAACTTCGGCAACGACGTGGCCGCGCGTGCATCGCCAGATCAAACCCTTTCCGCTCAGGAACGGCACAGCAACCGCGTTGCAATTCGGTTCGCGGCACACCTCAGTTTTCATATCGGCAAATCCTCAATGCGAACAATCGAATTGTCCTTCGCGATCATGTCACGAAAGGTAATCTTGCCACGTCGAAAGAGATCCGCGCGAGTTGCGCCGATAATATCGTTTTGCTCGCTCGGTCCAAGTTTGCGAAACCAGTCCTCATAAGTCTGGCTCGCCGGTACGGGGCCACCGGCCGACGCGCGGGTCGCTGGCGGTGGTGGTTCAAGGCCGAGGCCTTTCCAATCTACAACGGGGATGAGCTGGCTTCGGCAGTTGAAGTGCAGAGGCGGACGTTGAATGCCTGGATCGTCGAGACTCCAGACCGTGCCATCCCACCGCGCGCAGATCGGCGTCGTGCGTGAGTCGAGGGTCGCGGAGAACTGCACGCCTTCCAGCACGTCGGCGTTTTCACGATAAACCTCCTCGTGCGCGACGTTGCTGATGTGATTGATGGCCGTGCGTGCAATGCCCTCCGCCTGGGCCGTGGCTACTCGCAACACGCCGCCGACGAAGCGCCCGCCGCCAACGGATCGGCCACGGACACGTCGCACGATGTCTCCCAGTGTTTCAGATTGTGCCATGCCTATCTGAATCTGCTGACGCACTGCGTTTATGGTTGAGGTTCGGTGCCGTGTAACCCAATCGGTAAACAGCTCGCCGTGGAATGGGTCTTCCCGTAGGATTGTGCGGAAATACTGGACACCGATGCCGCGCTTCAACACTTCAGCCACCTCGCCGACGTTGCGCTGAAGTGAATCCGCCGCCCAAGTCGCCTGCTGGGCTCCAATCTGCGCCACGCTGGTCTTCAATGCCGCGCTCAGTTCGGGATATTGGGTATCGGCCACCGCCGCAATCTCGTCGAGCAACTTTTGCGTGCGCGCTCGACGATAACGTGCGGCCGAGACGGCGGTCGGGTCCGCTCGCGCTATTTCCGCGACGATGGCATCGATCAACCTACGCACGCGCCCGCGCATTTCTTTCGCTACGCCGTTCGACAACCGGCGAAGCGTTACGAGATTGCGGACAGCGTCTTCGATGGGGTCAGACATCAGCCGAGCAGGCGAGGTTCGGGCACCTCAAGATTCGCCAGCGCGACCTCGGCATCGAACTGGTCGGTCAAAATCTCACCCCTCTGCATGATCGCCCACATCTCCGTAAGCGGCAGTCGGCCAGCTTCAACCTGCGCGAGTAGCGCCAGCAACATGGCGGGCTCGATCTCTTGGTTCCGATAGTCTTTATTCACCGACAGATACATCTGCTCCTCGCCGATATAATCTGCGTGAATTGCCAGAGCCTCGTTAAGCGCGTCTTCAATCTGGCCAGCCATTACGGCGAGCATCGAGTCGCTGTCGGCCTTGTCGATGGCCTTGGCTTGAGCGGTCTCGGCGGCCCTGGATTCGCGCACAAGCATCTGGAGTCCGAGCGCGGCCATGCGGCCTTCAATATCGCGAAGTTCTTGAGCTGAAGCCGCCAGGGAATTGCCGGATGCCTCCAGCAGTGTGGCCGACGCGCCGGAATCTTCAAGAAACAGCGCCCGGTTGGCGCCCCATTCAATGCCGCTCAGGCTTGCGCCGGAAATAACCGGCATGGGCGAACCCGCGAACTTCAGAGCAAAGCGGTGGTCTGACCGCACTTGGTAGTGGTCCACATTCTCATAAGCCAGATCCATAAGCGGCGGCACCGACTCAAAAGCGCCCGTTCGGTTCGCATAGACCGGCACGACGGGGATGTACCCAAGCGATGTCTGGCCCTCGTCGACCAACATCCACTGGCCCTTCTTCTTGTCGCTGACGAACTCGTACTCAGCGAAAGCGCCGGGAGTTAGCACGCGAATCGTGTCGACGTAGGAGGTCCCGAACGCGCCATCGACCACGGCTCGCGCCGCGCGATAAACGAACATCGTCAGCACGGGCCGTCCGTCCATGATCTCATAACGCCAATTAATGGCGTCAGTTTTGGGGATGCTCACCCAATATGGCCGAAGCCCTCGGATGCGCTCCTCTGCACGCGATGCGGGGGCATTGTCACCGCTGACGCGCGGATACTCGACCAGAATCCACGAATGCCCATCCACGAGGGCGTCGAGCGCGATGTCCCGTGCAAAGCTGGCCAGAGATCGCCCGGCTAGGTCAATATTCTGCGCGTGATCCCATAGCGCCTCAGATACGCCGTCCTCGAAGACGGGGTCCTTGCGAAAGATCATGCCCGCGAGGCCATGCACCGTCCTCTGCATTGCGGGGAACAGCGTCGCGCGGTTCAAGCGGGCGTCGTATTCGTCATCCTGTTCGGTCGGTCCCTGCGGCAGATACTCGCGGGCGGCGGACCGCATGGTCTTGGTGCCGCCGTAGACATCGCGCACGAAAGACACGTCGGGCATCTGCGCCATGTACGACGCGGACATGAAATCGGGACTGTCGGGGTTATTCGCCGCGCCGCCGAAGTCGTAATACCTGGCGCTCTCGGTTTTGATGATTGCGTCCTTGAGACGCGAGGAGATTGGCATTTCAGATTATCCTAAAGTGAGTGGTGGAGACGTTACGGTTTACCAGCGCGTTGAATTCTTCCCAAAGCAGGTAACCGAGTGCGTCGGTGATGTGGTCCAGTCCGAGCCCCTTGTCGATCTGGCTCGTGCCGTCCTTGTAGGTCTGGCCCTCAAGAGCGCGGATTAGCGTCTGCGCGCGAGGGTGGATCTTCATGCGCGTGCGGCCTTCGGCGTTCAGCAGGAGCGCCTGCACGTTGTTTACGCGGTCGACGATAAGCGGGGCCTGGCTTGGCGCTTTTACGACGAAGCCCGCCCGCTTTAGAATTGTGAAATCCGTCTGCCCAACCGGCGCGGAAGTCTTCCTCGCCTTACCCGATGGGTCCGGGCAGACGATGATGCGGCGGTTCGGATATCGGCGCAGAAGCTCGGCCGCGACTTCCTCGGTGTTCGAGCTGGCGATCTCCAAGGCGTCGAGGACGTGGCATTCGTCACCGACACGCACCGCGATGACCGTCGACATCGGGTTCACGTTAAAGTCCTGGCCGACCAGAATCTCGCCGCCAGTATCCGCCACATTTCCGTCGACGTGGAGCTGGCGGTCGAAGTTCGAATAGACCCGGCCCTGTAGCGTCTCAAACGCCGCCTCGTATTCCTGCCGGAAGATGCGCGGGTCAAGATCACTACGCGCGGCGTCGATTTCCTCCGGTGGTACGATCCCCGCCTGAGCGGTGGTGAACTGCCACGAGCGCCAGTCGGGGTCGTCGCCTTGTCCGCGCACGAAGACGTCATATGCCCAATTGAACCCGGCGGGCGTCGATGTGAATAACGCGCGGCCTCGTCGGTCGGCCAAAGCGGGCCGAAGCACGTCCCATGCATACGGGTCGATCCATGCGAACTCGTCGAGCGCGACGAAGTCGAGCCCTGGACCGCGTAGCCGGTCGGGATCGTCTGCGCCCTTGAGGGCGATTGTCGAGCCGTTCACGAATTGCATTTCGAGCTGTGACTCATTCGGAGAACGTGCGAGATGCGCGTCGGCGACCATGCTCTTGAGCGTCGTCCAAGCAATATCCCTCGCCATGCGATAGGTCGGCGCAACGTACCAACAGCGCCGCTCTGGTGCCTCGCTGGCGGTTAGGTACAACTCCAAGCACGTCCCGAAGGTTTTGCCAGAGCGTCGCCCAGCGATCACGCATCGGAAACGCGCGGGGTCGCCGAAGATGTCCGCCTGGAGCGGCCGGAGCGCAAATTCCAACTTCACAGTTCGCGGCGCACAACAATGCTTGGAATGCCTTGATGTTCAATCTGCCGCGAATCGCTCCATCCCATGTTTTTCAACGCAAAGATCGCCCCGGTAGCCTTTGCGCCGGTCTGGAGCTGGCGTTCGTAGCCATTTTCCACAAGGAGACGCGCCCTTTTTACAATGTGAGAAAACCCCTCGCGTTTCTCGTAGTCATAGAACGAACGCCGATCAGCGAAACCAAGCGCGAACGCCAAACCCGTGACCGTGGGAAACTCCTTTCGGTCACGCACTTCGGCAAAGTACGCCTCTGCCTTTTCCTCAAATTCTTCCGGCGTCGCAATGATTGGGGGGCGTCCGTTCTCCACAATCTCTCCGCGTTGAAATGGTGGCGATATAAACGTCGCGCGATAACGTCAAGAGGTCAAAAAAAAACGCCCCCCGCTTTGGGAGACGTTTCTTTCTTGGGTTGGGCCATTGCCCGGATTGGCCTGACTTTTTTCAGCCAACCCCTTGACAAGCAAACTCTTGGCTTTCGTCTGCCACCTGCCGGAGTGCGATTTGGGCCTCCCGTGTAATCGTCATAGCGTCGCGCTCTCGCTTCGAAATCGTCATGGGGTGGACCCCCAGCCGTTCGGCCAATTGCTTCTGCGTCAGGCCCGCTCTCTCGCGTTGTTTGCGGTATTCATTCCCTAACATGATTGGCTT